GTCGGGCGTGCGTATGTGTCTGTGGACTTAAACTCAGGAACACTAGTGTGTCTAGAAACTTGAAGTGCCGGTGGGTAGTAAGTACCAGCAGTTAGCCCCATCTGGGTAAGCTTAGTAGTGTCACCGCCGAGCACAATAGGACCAGCTAGTGTGCTGTCGTCTGCGCCACTAGCAGTGCCATCGCTGTAAATCTCTAAGTACCCATCAACGTTTGCTGCTGTAACACCTTGGATAGCAAGTGTATTAATGTTACTAGCAATCTGTGTTACTGATTCTTGATCAACTGCTAAAACTGTACCGTTAATCTCAATGTTAGCTGCGCCAGCAACTAATGCTGGGTTAGCAGAACTAGACTTAATCGCAGGCCAGCTTGCTTGCCAAGCGTTAGTACCAACTTCAACCCACGTACCGCTTGTGTTCTTGTACCAGTATCTTACAACGTTTGTTAATGTAACAACAGCATAAGAACCAATAGCGCCGATGGAACCTTTTGGTGTGTAGTCAGCTCCGTCAAAGTCAACAACTTGAGCTTGCTTGTAAATGTTTAGTGGAACTTTGTTGCCAAATGTTTGACCGTTTTCGATGGTCTTAGCTGCGCCATTCCATTGTTGTATACCGAACAATGTATCTTCAACATCTAACCAAGCAGTGTTATTTGGTGGAAACGCATCAGGTGCTTCTTCAGTTGGTGCTAGCTCAGCCATGTCAACATCAGCTCTTACTACATAAGCACGGTTGCTCACGCCTAAGTAAGAGTATGCTGCTTGTAGTCCGTACTCATTAAGCTCACCAGCATGAATTGCGTTATTGTTTTCGTCGGTTTCAAAAATTGGATCACCGAAGAAATCAGCTAATTCTCTCTGAGAACTAATTAAGTATGCTTTGCCAGCGTTAGCTGCTGTAGTGCCTTGCGCAATACCTGTTCCAGCTGCGTTTGCTTTGTTTTCACGAGTCGCAACGAATATCATTGGAATGGTGCCAGGTTCGGCCGGGGTGTAAAAACTTTCGTCTATTACTTGGACCTGTACGCCTGGTGAAACTAATCCTGCCATGTTTTTCCTCTCCTAAGTGGGTATACTGTATTTATACTTTTGGAGAGAAAAACTTTTAAATCATCATGGTTTTATGCTGTCTATCAATTGTTTAAGCTTAACATGTAACTCGTCAATTGAGCTATTATTATCTAATACGTAGTCAGCACAATCTTTAGTTAAGCTCATAGATGACGCATCTTCAGGAGGCAAGTGTGCTGATCGATCTACCCAGATACAAAAATCATAGGTATTGTCAGCTTTCATTTTGCGCCACTCTCGAATATTTCGAAGACCGCAGTAGATATCGTATTGTTTAAAGATTTCAGAACCAAGTAGCCCCGGGTCTTCGAAGTTATAATCTGAGATCATATCATACCATTCAGCACGCCTGTTATGTCTATCCGCATAACACTCTTCGGCTGTGGTATACCCGTATTTGTCTTTTAGATCGTTGTATATAAAATGATCAGCACAAAACTGACTTGATGAAATGAAATTATAATCGTATTCATCTCTTAACATTTCGCAGACAGTGTCTTTGCCATGCCTGCCGTGCCCAATTACTAATAATTTTAGTTTGCTCATACTTATAATATACTATATCGAAATGTAAAAGTCAACATCTTAATCCAAAAAACCATAAATCAATTCTAACAAACCAGCGGCCTTTGTTTTTTCCAAAACCAACACGGAGCATACGATTATTTTTATCAAGAGCAATATACGTCATATTTTATTTTAACAAATTATAACTATTTGTCAACCAATAGTAAAGCCGTAACCGTATCCGCCGGTTACTTGTGTAGAAACTTCCTTCTCAAGCTTTTCCATATCAGCAGTTGCTTCTGCTTTTAGCTGACTACCATTAAGACTTGTGCCGCCTTGCGGTCCGGCAATAGTAGCAAACTTTTCTCTTGCTTCGCCGAGCATGTACTTTGAAGCAGCTACAGCATAGTCTTTGATCCATTGCTGTGCTAGATAGTCTGCTAACAGTTCTTCGTCTGGACGATAATTGTAGCACATCAGCAACAGTTTTTCTTGTGTCCTAGGACGCTGTAGTATTGTCAGCTTCTTAGTAGTAGAGTTCCATTTAAACTCAATAAAGCTACCAAACATACGACCAACAAGTTCTTGGTACTGAGTAAAGAAATTGTAAGTTGCTAAGCCGCCCATGTTTGAACCGCTCATTAGGTATGTATTTGTATACGCCATATTAAACGGCTCAAACATTGATCCACCGTCTCCGCCACCGCTTCTTGATCCGATACTGCGTCTAAAGATTTGACGCACTTCGATAATTTCATTAGGCAGTATGTACTCATTCTGATCCTGCACTGTTGGCATAAAGTGATAGGCTTCTTCAACACTGTTGTCAGACCGTTGTCTAAACTTACTAAATGCTTTATTCAAAGCAGTTTCGTAATGAATAGGATCTAACTCAATGTCAATCATTCCGCCACCTAATAAGGTGTGAACGTAATCATATATCTCTTGTCTTGTAGTAACAGCCATTAGTGTGTCTCCAATGTATTTATACAATAATAAATACAGTATAAAGGAGAGAGCCAATTCCTCGTCTATCATTATACAAACCTGAAAAAGGTCCTGACTACGAATTCTTAGATAAACAAATCTTTGAAATGTTTAGCGTCGGCGGTGTTGACATGCATCTGCATAAACTTTTAGGCACCGAGCTTACTGACGAACAAATAGAAAACGGCGACACGGAGCTTACTCCGACGTCTATTCAAGACATGTTGTTCTTAGAAAATCGAGACAGGCGCTACGATAAAGATGTTTACGCTATTCGATGTGTATACAACGTTAGTGACTTAGATTTTGATCTAAGTCAGTTTGGCATGTTCCTTACTAACGACACACTGTTGTTAACTGTACATATTCGCAGTACGGTTAAAACATTAGATAGAAAAATCATCAACGGTGACGTAATTGAATTACCTGCGCTGCGTGACGAGTATGCGTTAAACGATTCTAATTATGCTCTTAAAAAATATTACGTTGTTGAAGATGTTACAAGAGCGTCGCAGGGTTTTACACAAACTTGGTATCCGCACTTGTACAGACTCAAGCTAAAGAGAATTACAGATAGCCAAGAATATAAAGATATCTTAGCTATCGAAAACGACGATTGTACTACAGTTGGCGACGGTAACTCTGTTTACGATACAGAAATTGTAATTAACAATGCTATTGTTGAAGAAGCAGAGCTAAACGCTGCCCTAAGCGGTTATAATACTGCGCACTTTTTTACAGTACAAACAGACGGCAACGGTAACATTGAATTACTTGATTCAGACAACGACGTTATACTCGACGAGATGCGTCGTCCTGTAAAGTCTGGTTACAAGGGTTATTTACTTGGTGACGGTATTCCGCCAAACGGTTCGCCATTCGGCACTGGCATATACTTTCCTACAAACGCAGACGATGGCGACTATTGGTTAAGAACTGATTACATGCCGCAGCGTTTATTTAGATTTACTACTGATCGATGGGAAATGATGGAAGATAGCGTAAGAGTTACACTGTCTAATACTAACAATAAAACCACACAACTTGGATCGTTTGTTAATAACACAAATACAGATGTTATCGCAGGCGACACAGTTGAAGAACGTCAGAGTCTAAGTAAAGCGCTTAGACCGCAGGCAGACTGAGAGATATAATGGCACAGCATTTTTACGATAATCAAATTAGAAGGTACTTACTACAAGTTACTCGAATGTTAAGTAACTTTTATTGGGAGAACGGCGACGGCGCACTCAAGCAGATACCCGTAGCATACGGTGATCCTTCTAGACAAGTAGCAGCACTCATAGCACAGAACAGCGAAGCTTCTATGCCAAGCGTGCCTCGAATCGCAGCCTATATTACTGGCTTACAGATCGATAACAATCGTCGAGCTGATCCGATGTTTATTGACAAACGTCATATTAGAGAACGTCGCTATGACAGTGCAGGTAACGAATATTTAGAAGCAGAAGGTAAGAATTATACTGTTGAGCGCCTTATGCCAACACCTTATACACTTTCTTTCAACGCTGATGTTTGGTCAAGTAACACAGATCAAAAACTACAAATACTCGAACAATTGCTAATATTGTTTAATCCAAGTTTGGAAATTCAAACTACAGACAATTATCTAGACTGGACTAGTTTAACTACTGTTACTTTAACAAACATTATCTGGTCAAGTAAATCTATTCCGCAAGGCACCGACGATCAAATTGATATTTCAACTTTAACTTTTGAAACTCCGATCTTTATTAATCCGCCTGCTAAAGTCAAGCGCCTTGGGGTTATTACAAATATTATTACTAGTATATTTACTGACGATACTGGTAGTATTGAAAAGGGCGTTACACGACCTGAAATCAATCAATGGCAAGATAAAGCAGCACTAGCTATGGATTCTAAGACTGTTGTTAAAACAGACGGCGACGGTAATGTAGTCGAAGAAGTTACAAACTCCGGAGCTACTATTGGTGTAGCTGATGCTGCGCTTGGTGTTAATTACCAAAGCACTAGTCTTGTTGTGTTAGACAATACTATTAGACTAAACCGTGGTGAAGGACTGCCTACAGCATCGTGGGAAGGTTACATCACTGCGTTACCGTTCCAATTTAAAGATTATGTAACTACAATAAAATTAAAAAGAGCAGACACAGGATACGAAATTTCTGGTACACTATCACTAAGCTCAAGCGATCCGACTGTACTCGATGTTAACTTTGACTTAGATAGCTTTCCTAGTGATACTGTTATCTCAGGCCCGTATGGTGACAGAGCTACAATTGACCAAATCATCAATCCGCAAAACTTTGATGCTGTCACTGCTAGAGCAAGTAATATGCGAGTACTAACACTAGGATCAATTAACGGTAGTACAACAGCTGGATACGATGGCCCTGACGCTTGGAAGGATCTAAGTGGCAATGATAGCTTAGTAGCAGGTGCTGGCGATATTATCGAATGGGACGGTGCTAAATGGGTCGTAGTATTTGATGCTAGCGAGGCAGAGAAGGACAGTACTTCAATTTATACTACAAATATTAATTCTAATGTTCAGTATAAATTTAATCCAGACGAAGGCGAGTGGTTAAAAGCGTTCGACGGTGTTTATCCTCCAGGAACCTGGCGCTTAGATTACAATTAAAATATATATTAGTATGAGTATTAAGTGCAGTGGTGCTTTAATTTACGCTTTAGACACTAAAAGATTTTTATTTTTATTTCGTAAGCAAAGCAAAAACAATAATGTTTGGGGACTAGCAGGCGGTACTAACGAGATAACCGAAGCTCCCGGGCCAGCACTGTATCGTGAAATATACGAAGAAGTAGGCAATATTGATGTTATTAAAACGTTTCCGTTAGAGACATTTGTTAGTACAGATAAAAAGTTTAACTACTTTACGTATCTATGTACAGTTAAAAAAGAATTTATACCTGCGCTAAACGACGAGCATTCCGGCTATGCTTGGTCAAGCTATAATGATTGGCCGCAGCCATTACACCAAGGCATTGTAAAGACGCTGCGTAGTAAGACAATTAGAAAAAAATTACAAACAATTTTTTCTATTTTAAATTAAATAGTAACAAACTCAGCTAATCGTGGCTTGACGATTTTCTCTTGTTCGAGCCAGTTGATCGCTAGCTTCTTTACACGCATGTCGTTTGATTCTCGATAAAATGTACTGTCGCTTAAATGATCTAGATGATCGTATAAAGATTTTAAAGCATCTTGATCTGTTAAACCTGCTGTCTTAATTCTTTCTAGTATGTTAGAAATAATTTTATCGCCCTCTTGTGTATCCATACCAAACGACATAGTTAATCCTTACTTGTCAAAATTGTGAAGAACTGTTACAGGCTTACCAACATCCGGTGCGCTTGTAAATTCTAAGTAGTACCCAGTTGGTCGAGCAGTTCCGTCTCCGCTACCTGCTCCTGTTGCAGTAAACACCGTACCGGGACTACTGTTAGCAGCACCAATAAGTGTAAAGTTTGTTGTACCAGTAGTAGTAATAATGTATTCTGTGCTTGTTACGAAACTACCGGCAGTAATTTCTTGCCCTGTGCTTGCGCTTGACGGATTTTGTACAAGTGCGTAGTTTGTAGTTGCTAACTGAAATACGTTTTCGACTAACACTAAAACATTTTGAGCAGCAGCAGGTTCAACGTAGTCTGTGTCTCCGCTGTCAAGCGGGCCAAACATAGTAATAGTAGCATCACCGTTACCTAAGCTCTGCTGAGTAATAGTAGTTGGTTCTTTAAATCGCATGTTGCGTAGTGCACCATTTTGATAACATTCAAATTCGTTTGAATCAGTGTTATAACGAATGTGACCTTCAGTATAGCTAGTAACAACATTAGCATCAGTACCTTTTGGCACTAGCATCATGTCTGTACTATCCATTACCACTTGTCCGTTAACATCAAATATAATGCCCTTACCGTTTACAGTAGCACGATTAGTAGTTTGTCTTTTAACGTATCTCATTATGCTTCCATGTAGCTAACAATAGCTGATAAAGTAGTGTTCGAAGCTGTAAAGCTTACTTTGTCACCTGCGTCGAGTATAACACGGCTAAAGTCCCAAACAAACGTGTCAGTGCCGTCGACCGGTATAGCATTTCCAATTCTATTTACACTTGTGCTCAAGCTGTCACCACTTGGAATAAAGTGTAGATCGAAAGTTTCTTGACTGCTGGAATTATTACAAACACTGATGTTTAGTATTGCGTACTTCTTGCCAGCTGGCACTGTAATTGCGTCAAGTTGTGCTACAGTTAGTTGATTAGTTGCGATTGCCATTTTGTTTCCTTAAAACAACATTGCGAATAGCAATGCTTTATCTTTACTTATTAGTTCGCCAGTAGAACTGTTGTCGTTAATGAAATATACACCAGTGCCGCCTACGTCTTCTGCTTTAGCATATATCTTTGTGCCATCTGTCGGTGCTGCTGGATCTGTAATTTCAGCTAAACTTATTGGGAAAGCAGTAGTTATAGAACCAGTTCCGTTTGCACTCAGCGCTAAGTCTGCGTCTGTAGTAGTTGATAAGATTCCGTTATCTTCAATTTTAATTTCTTCTATTTCAGTACGATCATCATAGACTAAAACACGAGTATTTGAATCAACAGCTAATCGAATTAAACTCGGCGAGCTCGATGTATCAAAATCCTCAGGACGGACAAAAGTATCTCCGTCAGTTAGTGTAGCTACACCGCCTGCTGTTAATCTGTATGTAATTAAATCGTTTACTGCCTTAGCACTAGTTAACGCATCGTCGTCGAGTACATGACCGCTACCCGGGTCAGTAATAATGCCGCCGGAGTAGTTAAACACATTCTCTTCGTAAGTAGTTACTCCCTCAACACTTACTATACTATTCACTGGTGTTAAGTTTAACTTACTGGACGATCGTATGCTGTTTGTGCCTAGTGGCATAAAGTCGCCGTTAGCGTCTTCTAATTTCCAGCTTCCGGTGCCGCTTGCTCCGTTTGTATAAAATGCTAATTGATCATCAAACACTATACGAGCGTTATCATAGTCGCCTCGATCAACTTCTAAGCCGGCTTTGTAATCTAATGACGAACTAATACCGTTTCCTGTCTGACCATCGTTAACAATGATAATATTATCATTAATAGTAACTACAGTCGATTCAATAGTAGTGCTTGTGCCTTGTACTTCTAAGTTACCACGTACAACTACTGTACCTTGTAGTGAACTTGCGTCAGCAGTAGTGTCAAGAGTAATAGTTCCTGCTGAACCATTATCAACTATTACCTTGTAATTATCATCAGTGACTCTTAATACTCTTGACATTTACTTTCCTTAAATTGCTACCAGACGAATAATGGTTTCTGTAGAGTCATCTTCTACGGACCATGTGTACTGATTGTTATTGTAATCAGTAGCCTTACGACCAGTAATTTTCTTCAGTGTTACACGACTTTCGCCGCCGTCTACTGCTCCGAATAGAACCATTTCGTTAGCAGCTAAAGCAGAAAATGCTTTGTCTACTAGACGACAAACAGCAGTTGCGTTACCTGCGCCGTTAGATACTGTAAATTTGTTAGAACCTTTTTGGTTAACAATGTACGCAGCAGCATCGCCGGAACCACCTACATGTGCTTCTACACGAATGTTTTCTTGTGTTTCAGTACCAGCAGCACGCTGGTCAGCAGTAGCTGGATCACCAAAGAATCTTTTGTTTAAAGGACGTCCCATTTGTTTCTCCTATGTTGACGTTCTAGGTCAATACGCTGCGGGTAACAGCATAAGTCTTAGACATTGTATTTATCAACATAAAAGAAAAGGCATACTAGCTGATAACACTAGTATGCCTAATTACAAATCATCATAAGATAGGTTGTATTTAGAATACGACCACACAGGTTGCTTGTGGTGCTGCTGCGTAGACTTCTTTGGATACTGGTGTCTCGTTTAGTTGCACGAGAAGGTTCATAGACACGATCCCGTCGGTGGACACGGCAGTTGCTACCACACCGTACTTAACACCTTCTACATCGGCTTGAACCGGAATTGGAAACCCGTCCCAATCATCAGTCGTTGCTGGGATGTCAAAGTTGGCTGAAACCCAGTTAGGGCTCAACAGTGGCGTGAT